ATGGGCACAATTGTCTCACGCAAGCGTAAAGACGGAACCGTCGGTCACACCGCCCAGATCCGGCTGAAGGACGGCGGGAAGGTCATTTTCACCGAGTCGCAGACGTTTGACCGCAAGCCGGCCGCTCAGGCCTGGCTAAAGAAGCGGGAGACCGAACTGGCCGAGCCGGGCGCGCTGGTCAAGCCCACGGACCCCACTCTGGCCGACGTGATCGACAAGTACAACGGTGACAAGCTGCGCCCCCATGGGAAGACCAAGGACCAGGTGCTGCGCACGATCAAGAACTCCTACTTGGGCGAGCTGCGCTGCTCCGAGATCAAGAGCCACACCCTAGTGGAATACATCAAGACCCTGAAGTCGCAGCCACAGACGCGCGGAAATTACCTCTCGCACCTGGCATCGGTTTTCAGCGTGGCCAGGCCCGCCTGGGGCTATCCGCTGGACAAGGGCGCGATCGACGATGCCCGAGTCGTAGCCGACAAGCTGGGGTTAATCAGCCGGTCCAAGCAGCGCACCAGGCGCCCCACGCTGGCCGAGCTGGACAAGCTGATGAACTACTACAGCGTCTATGAGCAGAAGCGCTCCAACGCCATTCCCATGACGCGGCTGATCCTGTTCAGCATCTTCTCCACCAGGCGCCAGGAGGAGACCTGCCGCATCGTGGCGGAGGATCTGAATGCCGACCAGGCCGAGGTGATAGTGCGCGACATGAAGAACCCCGGCGAGAAGATCGGCAACGACGTCACTACCATGCTGACGCCAGAGGCCCTACAGCTAATCCAGCAGCGTAAGGTAACCAAGGGGCGGATCTGGCCCTACAACGCCGAGTCGGTGAGCGCATCGTTCACCAGGGCCTGCGTGCTGCTGGGCATTGACGATCTGCACTTCCATGACCTGCGGCACGAGGGCATCAGCCGCCTGTTCGAGATGGGATGGAACATTCCTCGCGTGGCCTGCGTGTCTGGCCATCGATCCTGGAAGAGCCTGCAGCGCTACACCCACCTCAAGCAGGTGGGCGACAAGTTCCAGGACTGGGAATGGAAGAAGAAGCTGCTGGGCGATGGCGCCACAAACGAAAAAAAGCCCACCACCCCGTGAGGGATGGTGGGCTTGAATCCGGGCAACCTTTGAAAACCCCGGAGGAGACAACTGGATCAATTCGGCGGTGAACGCTCGGCCGTCAGCGTGGATCTGCAGCTGGCGTAGGCGACGTTGATGGCGTCGGCCTCGAAGGTGAGCCGCTGGAGTAGTCCGCTAAGCTCTGCTGAAAGTAGCCCGCCGGCTTCGGCTCCGTCTGACGGACGACCTCCGGGATCGGCTGCAGGCGTTCCTTCGGCGCCACCACCACCGCGCCTACATCCGGCCGCGTTGGGGTCCCGCAGGCGGCCAGCAGGGCCAGCAGCAGCACGCAGGCGAGCCTGCAGATCAATGATGGTTTTCTGGTGTTGGGCATCTTGCTGCTCCTGTTTTGCTTTGAGATCCGCCAGCTCGCGTTCGCGGGCCAGCACCTTGGCCGTTTCGGCCGCAAGCAGCTGGGCGGCCTCGCCCTTCTGCTTCTCGATCGCGGCCTCGTAGGTGGCCGTGGTGACCTTGACGCCCTTGCCGTATTGGTAGTGGCCATATCCCAAGACCGCGATGCCGAGGGCAATCACGGACAGCAGGATGGCGATGATCTTGGCTTGAGTACTCATGGCTTGTACGCTCCGTGCTCTCGTTCTGGATAGTCCGCGCGCCGCTCATAGCGCTCGAGGAGCTCCTGCTGCTGCCGGCGCAAGGCGCGGTTGCGGCGGATCTCGATCTCACGCAGCGAACGCTTGCGCGGGGTGCTTCGCTTTGGCTTTGTCATTCGTGCTCCCTGGGTGGCGGGACCTTGTCGCTCGGTGCCGCAGTGACCTTGCGCCGATTGGGGCACTCGACATGCGAGCACTCCCAATACGTTGGGTGGGTCTCTGGAAGATCGGCACGCCGCCGGCGGTGACAGGTCTGGCACGGCGCGGCCGGCGCACTCACGCCAACCCCGTCGGGTTGCTGATGTCGATCGTCACCGACTCGCCACGCTCGATCGCTGCCCGCACCAAACCCTTGACCAGCTCAACGGCCGGGCGACTGGTGCCGCCGATCAGGCTGGCCGATCCGGCCTGCAGGCCCAGCAAGAGGCAGCCCTCGGTGTCGGCTGAGGTATTGCCGGCGTGCATGCGTATGTACTGGAAGCCAGGCACGTCATGGATGGAGAGCGTGTCGGGCCCGAAGCGGTTGCTGAACTCCAGCGACACCCGGTAGCTGCCGGCCGGTATGGCCGTCTCGCCCTTGATCTTCCAGGCCTCGACGGGCTCGCCCTCCACCTCGCGGATCTCGTCCTCCAGGGTGTGGCACTTGAAGGCGCCGTCAACGAACAGCTTGCCGATGGTCGCGCCGCCCTGGCTGGGCGAGCGCATTACAGAGATCTTCATGACCTAGCCCTCCTTGACGCGGGTTCTGACAATCAGCACGGCAAAGCCCAGCAACACGGCCGTCTCGGCCATCGTTGGGCGTTCCAGACGCAGCAGCAGGCCCGTCTGGCCATGCTCCAGACCCATGGCCAGCAGCAGCGGCGTGGCCACCGCGCCGCCGGCGCCCAGGGCCAGCAATGCCCAGGCGATGGCCTTGAGGCCGTCCACCAGGCGCTGGCGGGCCGTGAGGCCTGGAGCGGCTGGACAAGTGCGCTCGAGCTTGTTGAGCGCCTCGGCCAGCACCACCAAGCCGGCCATCCAGTGCAGGATCTGCAGAGTCGTGTTCATGTGGAGGCGCCTCCGCTCAGACGACGAATCAAGAACGCCAGCACCTGCTGCGCGCCACCGCCGACGGCGAAGGCGCCGCTGAGCAGCAGGCTGTCGGGCAGGCTGGCCAGCAGCAGGGCCAGCGGCACGGTGTAGCCCGCCGTGAGCGAGCTGGCCAGCACCACGGCCATGCGCCGCAAGGTGGTGCGCAGCATCTCCTGCCAGGTGTCGCCGGAGGGCGGCACGGTGTTGAGCAGGATGATGGCCACCAGGCTGCCGGCAAAGCCGGCGATCAGCAGATCCGGGCGCAAGCCCAGCGGCACGCCGAAGGCTGTGAGCACGGGCATGGCAACAGACGCCGCCGCGAACGTGGCCGCGGTGGTGGACGTGGGTTCAGGCATTTTTCTGTCTCCCCTAAAGCCTGGAAATAAAAAGGCCGCATGGCGTAACCCATGCGGCCCGGTCTGAGGCAGTCGCGCTCAGGCGCTGCAGTGCTTCTCGTGCGGATCGAAGTAGTCCAGCAGCCTGGCGCAGATCCACGCCGCGTGCACGCGCCTCCACCCGCTGCTGGTGGCGATGTAGCGCGTCAGGCGGTCGGTCACCAGCTCCAGCGGTCGCCTGGGCCACTCACGGAACCACAGGGCCGCCAGCGTCCAGTTGGCCAGCAGATCCACCAGGTAGCCGACCACCAGCGCCGGAGACGCCAGGATCATGGCCACCAGGGTGAGCCGTCTGGCCAGCCAGGCGCGATAGAAGCCCATGATCAGCACGTAGAGATACCAAAAAACCCAGAGATAGAACGCTGCCCACCCCAGCGCGGTCATCACCCCACGCATACCGGCCATCCTGTAGTCACGTCGATGGCGGCCAGCGCCACGGGATCGTCCCCGGCGGCTGTGATCATGTCCTCGATGTGCTGGCGTACGCCCGTCAGTGCCCCGCTGATGGCCCGGTAGGCGTTATCCTTGGCCACGATGCGCGAGGCCAGATCGCTACGGGCAATCCCGCGAGCCGCGGCAACGGCATCGATCCACGGCGTCTCGGCCATCGCATCGGCCAGCAGCGCACGAGCCTCCGAAATCTGAATGGGCCAGCTAGCGCGCTCGCTGGGCGGGTATTTCTCTGCGATCACGCGCATGCGGTTCTCGTACTGCGCCGCCAGCATGTCGATCAGCCGATCCTGCGTCATCGACGCATCGGCCAGAACGGGGAATCCATCCAGGTCCGGCACGATGAGCCGCCCAACACTATTCCCGTCGAGAAGCATTTGGTGCTGCTCCTCGGTGATCTCCACGGCGTCGCCGGGAATGGCGTCCCCGTGAATCTCATCGCTGTAGAAGCCGCCTGTCGTTTTAGAGTAAAAGATCATTTCTATTTCCCCAGTGCAAACCAATAGATATCGCAGGCCACCCGCATGTTGGAACTATCGACTGCAGCGATCGAAAACCCTGTCGTGGTGGGATGGCCAGCGAGCTGAACCGTCCGTTGCGATGTGTAGCTGCCGACCAGGATCGCCGACATGCTTCGCACGTTGTTGGGGAACGCGATCGGGAAATTGACCGGTAGGTCTGCACCCGCAACCGTCGTCACGGTGCCAAACTGAAAGATAAGCCCTCCGGGGAGCTTCTGACGCCCATTGGCGCTCAGATCCTGGTTGGCGCCCTGGAAAGCAGCGGCCAGGGTTGCTGGGGAAAGAACCTTGTTTGCGACAGCGAATGCTTGAGCTTCAGCGTCAGATGCGAAGTTGCTTTCACCCTTGCGCGTGAATGCCAGCGGCGTCGTCCCAATGGTGATGGCGCCATCCGTCGCCAGCATCCACTGGCTGTCGGCGTTGGCTGTACCTTCCTCAACCGCCACGATCGCGCCGCTGGTCAGCTCGCCTACGCCGTCGGCGTCGGTCGCGCGGGTAGCTGCAACAGCAGCGCCGTTCCAGATGTAGATGCCGCGCAAGCTGGCCGTGGCGTTGTCCTTGTCCAGGAAACGATTTCCAACGGCCATCGCCACGTCGTCAATGGTCGCGCCCGGAGCGGCCAGGTTGATCGGTGCCGTGGTAGCGGCCCGGACGCTGGCTTTGTAGTCGTTGGCTGCGTTACCGGCGATCATGGCCTGCACAGCTTGGCTGACCAAGCTGAGGTTGGTATGGTCCGGCGTGAGGCCCGCATCCACGACGAGCTTGCGCAGGCTCTCCGTGATCATGTGGTACCAATACGGCCCGGGCTTGGTAGCCGGCGTTGCCGTGGCCGGATTGCCGGCCGTGGCGTAGCCGTTGGACGGGCTGGCCGGCGCCGCGGGAGCGGCTACCGCAGCACCGGATTCAAAGACGCGATCCATGGGGTGTGCTCCTTTTTAGGTGTAGCTGAACAAAACAGTGGTTTGGGCCGGAGCCACGCGCTTGATGACGCACTCCAACAGGGCGTTGCCCCAGGCGGCCAGCGGGTCATCTGCCGAGCCGTTGACGGTGAGGCTATTCACCGTGTTGAGCGCAGCGTTCACTTGCCAGGCGAAGTTCCACGCCGCGCCGTAGAGCGGGTGGTTCACGTCATCAGCCACGGTGTGCTGGTGAAACTCCGTGACGGTGATGGCATAACCCAGGGCGGCTGCCAAGCCGACGTAATAGGCCGCCGACTGGCCGCCCAGCGTGGTGAGGCGCCCGATCAGTGCCGCTCGCCGCTGGGCCGTAGTCTGGTTGCCCCCGGCAGCAAGCGCGCAGGCATCCGGCAGGCCTGCCACGCGCTCCCAGTCGCCGAACAGCTCGGCCGTAGTGCGCGGGTCTGCCTCCTCCAGCAGCTGCGTGGCGCGGCCGTCCACGCGGGCCAGTTCGATCGCCAGGCCGTGCAGCAACTGTGTGAGGGTAGCGTCGTCGTCTCGCGGCCAAGCCGGGCCCGATGGCAGCAGCGCCTGCAACTGGCGCAGGTAGTCCACATCGGTCATGCCCACGTGATGCTCCCCATCGTGCTCATGTTGCCGGTCGTGTTGGTGACGTTGGCCGCCGGCGAGACCAGGGTGTAGTCGGTCTCACCCGTTGCCTGCGAGATTGCCGCGCGGATATGGCTGAGCAGGATGTTGCCGCCGGGCGTTGCCTCCCGCAGCAGCAGGTCCTGCAGCTCGGCCTGCACCGCCGCCTGCACGGCGCTGGTGCTGGGAGTGAGGCCGGTGATCTGGAAATTGAGCGGCACGGCTACCGGCGCCACCACCGTGAGCTGGGCCGTCACCGGCCGCAGCGCATCGATGTAGGCCTGCACCGCGGCCACCTCGCCCGCGTCGGGGATGATGGCCGCGCCGGTGCCGTCGTTGTCGCGCACGAAGCGCAAGGTAACCGTACCAGCGCCCAGCTCGCCCGGGTACACCCAGGCCCGCGTCACGCCGGCCACCTGGAGCGCCCAGGTGACGTAGTCGCTGGCAGATCCGCCCTGGGGCGGCTGCTGGATGCGGGCCAGCAGGCGGGCGCGCAGCGCATCGTCGGTCTCAACGTCTGCACCGCCCGTGAGGCCGCCCGCGGCCACGGTGGCCGCAGCGTTGACTCCGGCCAGGGGAGATACCAGATTGAGGTTCGTGCCGGCCGTACTGGTGCCGGCCAGGCCGGCGGTGACGGCCACGGCCGCCACGGTGGCCGTGCCGCCAGCCAGGGTGCCGACCGCCGTGGTCTGGTACTGCTGGCCGTCCGCACGCTGCGTCAACGTGCCGACAGGCACAGTGGCGCCCGTCGTGCCGGTGAAGGTGACATTGCCGGTAGCCGGCGCGGCTGCCTTGCGCGTGACGCCCCAGATGCTGCACCAGCGATCCAGGTGTTCCGCATCGGCCGTGTCGGGCAGGATCTGCTGCGACAGCCAGTCAATGAAGCCATACAGGCCGTGCACCGCGCCGCCCTCGGCATAGGCCAGGACGTTCAGGTTCGAGTACGGCAGCCGGGCATCGGCACCGGGCAGCCGGGCGTTGATGTCGGCAATGATCCGGTCGATCAGCGTCTGCAGGGTTGGTCGAGCGAATGACACGTCAGCTCCTCAGTTGTTGCCAGGCCAGCTCGTAGCGGTATCGCGCGGGCTGGGCCTGGTTGCGTTCGATTTGGATGGACAGGCCCAGAACGCCCGTCCGCACAATTTCCGCCAGCACGGTGACGCGCTTGGCAATGCCCTGGTCCACCAGCCAGGCCAGCGCCTCCTCGGTGTACTCGCGAGCACGGTTGACGGTCTCGCGCGTCTGTTTCTCTCGGGACAGCAGCCACAGGCGGGAGCCGATGCGCCCGCTCGAGCTAAGAGCATCGCCCCACCAGCCGCGGCGTGAGGCGGTCTGGTCTGGCAGCGGGTCATCAGGCTCGGCCCGGCGATCGGTGAAGAGGCTGATGAGGACCGCTGTCTGCAGATCGGCATCGGCCTGGAGGGCGCCGGCATAGACGGTCAGGTCGCCGCGAAAATTCACGGCGTCGAACTTGGTGGCAATGTCCATGGCGTCACATCGATGGGGTTGCTGATCCGACCGAGCCGCCTTGCGGATCGGTATGGCTGTGGCCGTTGTAGGCCGTGCGCATGGCGGCCATGGTCTTGCCGCCGCTGTCGCAGTTGTCCTTGATGTCGCCCGTCACTTCCAAGGTCGGCGTCACAAAACGCGCCTTTGTCGAAGCGCTAACTGTCACCACAGGACTCGTGATCTGCGCCTGCGTACTGGCATTGACGTTCGCGACCGGCGCTGTGATGTCCACCTCTGCCCCGGCCGTGATGCGCACGATCTTTCCCCGGTTGAAGATGATGCTGTCGCCTTCATCGGTGTAGAGGCACACCTCGCCCGGCTGCAGGCCTGTCTTGCGATAGCGCCGATCCTCCGTGGCAATCACTAGGCCGTGGTCACGGTTGCCACCCACGAAGACAAGCACCGCCTCGGCACCAGGCAGCGGCACGGAGGTGAAGCCGTACTGCTGGATGCGCTCGGCATCGTCCTGCACCTCGTCAGCCATCAGCTGGGCCTGCACCGTCTGGACAGCGCCGCCATCGTTGATGGCGCTCAGAATCGCCCGGCCCACCATCAACTGCACCTTGGCGCGCATGCTTTCAGTGAGCTTGTGGAGTGCGTCGATCATTTCTCTACCACCTTGAACTTGCCGGCCGCGGCACCGGCCGCCGGGTCCGGGATCTCCGGCAACATGTCGAAGGCCTTTTCACCGACCAGCGTGAGCTCGGTCAGGCTGCCGCCCTCATCGAGCCGGAACGACACGCCGGCGATCAACCACCACTCGTCCACCCTCATCCAGGGACACACCACGCGCACGCGCTGGTTGATGCCCCACAGCTCGCCGCTGTTCTGCCGCCAGCCCTGCACGGTGAGCGTGATCTTGCGGGCCTTGGCCTCGCGGTTGGAGGCTTCCCACTCGGCGCGCTGCTGGCAGCGTTTCGCGTCGGCCTGGGTTTCCGCCACCAGCACCAGGGGCCGGTAGCGGGCGATCTGGCTGTTGCCGGTCTTGGCCCCGCCGGATCTGCTCACCGAGCCCTTCGGGCTGGCATGCGTGACGTCGAACTTGCCGGCGCCCGCTGCCGCAGCCTGACCCTTGACGGTGATCTCGCTGTAGAGGTTGGCGTGGCTGTGCTCAAACTGGGCGCGCAGGATGTTCTCGCCGAACTTCAGAACGGTGCTGCTGCTGCCGGCCATGCCGGCGCGGGTGATAAGCAGACCGCCCTCGCCGTCGGACACGAGCAGCACGCCTTCGCTGCGGGCCAACTTCTCCAGCGTCTTAAAAACGCTCTCGCCGTTCTGCGTGGCGCACTTGGGCAGCGTGCTGCCAACGCGGGCGCTCTTGACCGGCGTGCCCTTCTTGCCCGCCTTTTTCTGCTTGGTGGTGAGCTTGCGGCCCGCCACCGTTTCGTCGTACAGCGTGATGCCGTAAGGCGCGGTCAGCTTCTCGGCGATCTGCACGAAGGTCAGGCCGCTGAAGGCAGTGCTGGGCGCCGAGCAGTCCACCAGGTCGCCAGTGCGGTCACGGCCGGTGACGCGGATCTCGTGGCTGTTGGCGTCGTAGTTCACGGCGACGGCATCCACGTACCCGGAGATCACCGTCTCGTCACCGATCAGGATCTCGCACAGCTCGCCGGGTGGGATGCTCCACTCGGTGGGCTGACTGGGCCAGCGCTCGGTGATGGACAGATCGTACGTGCCGGCGATCTGCTCCAGCCCGAGGCGGATGTTGACCGATTTCCAGCCGGCATAGAGCTGCCCGCCGACCTTCAGCGTCAGCAGGTTGAGGTTGTCCATGTCAGGTCACCAGGGAAAGCGGCTCGCCGGCAGGCACGAAACCGGGGTTCCGCACGCTGTTGCGGGTAATCAGGTCGTCCTCGCGGCCGGCACTGAGCCAGTCGTCACCGTAAAAGTCATACGCCTGCACCACGGCCGGGCGCACCGCTTGAGGCACCACGGTGGTGATGCGCGGCAGGCTGGGCGTGATGGCCGCGAAGTGCGCCACGGCATCCGTGCGCAACTGCACCAGGGCATCGGCCGATGCCTGGCTGGTGCTGGGGTTGAACAGCACCGCGTCAGTTCGGCTGACGATCTCGGCGCGCGCAGCCCGTGCATCGTCCACCGTCGCCGGCGTGGTGCTCGTCAAATCCATCACGCGCTGGGCCGTGGCGGCCTGCAGCATCAGGCTGCTGAAGGCGTCTCGGTTGTCGTTCTGCGCCAGGCGTGCAGACGTATAGACACCCGTGGCCACCGGCGGATTGCTGTAGCTGAACAGGCTCAGCACGTTGCTGCTGTTGCGCACCAGCAGCAGAATGCCGCGGGCCAGGCCCAGCGGGTTGCCCAGGGAGGACTGGAGGTTCTCCGGCAGCAGCGCACTGAGCGCCGATGTCGGATTCGCCCGAATCCAGGCCAGGTTCCCCATGGCCATGCCCGGCATGAGCAAGGCGGAATTCACCGACTTGAGGCCGTCCTGTACCACATAGTCGGGTTTGCCTGAGGTGTTGAACTTGCGCGCGAAGTCGCCCGCGAAGGCATCGTCGCAGGCGTCGTGCTGGGCATCGAGCGCCGCACGGGTGTCGGCCGTGGCGGTGGGCTCCAGCTGCTGGCCCGCCTCGATGAAGGTGATGGCGATTTTTGCCATGCCCCCCTGCTGGGTGGATTCGGTGATCTGGCATTCGCCGGACACCACCACCTGCAGGGTCCCGTAGTACGGGTGCACGAGCTGGCCGGGGCCAGCCGCCTCGATCGCGCGGATCAAGGCATCGCGCTTGGCCATGTAGCCCGGCTCGACGACGATCGCCTCGACCTTGTACTCACGGGCCTTGCGGCCCATGTCTTCCAGGTACGGAATGTCGCGCTGCGGGTACTCGTGCCGCGCGAGTCGCCGGCCGGCGGTCAGCGTGCCGCCATCGACCACATTGAAGGGAACGCCCCGGAACGAGGATTCCCGCAGATTGTCACGCCATGCCATGTCAGGCTCCTGCCATGTACAGACCAGAGGAGACGTCGATCGTGGTGTTGTCCGAGCCGGCGCGCATCTCCTTCACGCGCGGCCGGCCTTCAGCGTCGATCTGAATCTGAACGGTGTTGCGGATGTCCTGCCGTTGCCCCTGCGCGGCCTCGGCAGCAGTGACGTTTTTTGCGCGGTCGGATGCGAAGGTGAACTGGAACTTCTTGATCGAATCGGGCAGCAGGAAGTCTGGCGTGATCGTCTTGATGATGCCCAGGATGGCATTACCAAACGCCTGCCAGCCCTCCAGCCACACCTGGAACAGACCGTCGAAGAAGTTGACCTGGAAGACGGCCTTGATGCGCTCCCAGGCAGCGGAAACGTACTGGACGATGTTGTCCCAGTTCTTGTAGATGATCACCGCCAGGCCGATGACGGCCGCCACCAGCAAGCCGATCGGGTTGGCCAGCATGACCGTCCACAGCCCGGAGAGCGCGCTCATGGCCAGCGGGATGATGCCGGTGAAGTTGCCGATGATCCAGGCAGCCTTGCCGATCGTGAAAGCCAACTGCCCACCCGCCAGGATGACGGGCGACATCAAGCCGCCGACCATGAGCAGCGTGGCGCCTGTGGGGCCCAGCACGTTGTTCAGCATCTTGAAGGCGCCGCCGACGTTCTGCACCACGCTCCAGAGGCCTTCGAGCAGGTCCTTGCCGACCTCCAGGATCTCGGGCAGCTTCTTGAGGAAGGCATCGAACTTCTGGTCGATCAGTGCCCGGTTGGCCACGATCCACTTCTGGATGCCCTGCACGGTGGATTCGAGCGCATTGGCCAGCTTCAGGCCCAGCGCCATCTTGACGCCATCGAGCGTGCGCTGCATCCGGCGCCAGGATTTGTCGTAGTCGTCGGCCTGCTTGAGCTGCTCTTGAGAGAGCAGCGAGCCGTCGGCGCGCATCTCTTCGAGGCGCTGGCGGTAGGCCTCCGCGCCCTGGTTCATGACATCCATGAAGATGGTGCCGTTCTTGCCCATGAGCTCGCGCAGGACGGCGTCTTTTTCGCCTTCCTTATTGGACTTCTTGAAGGCGTCGGCCATGCGCTGCATGACCTCCTCAGGCGCCATCTTCTTGAGCTGCTCGACGCTGATGCCGATGCCGGCGAAGGCCTGCGCCTGCTCCTGGCCGCCGTGGATGGCCTCGTTCATGGCCTTGCGCAGCTTGCCGATGGCGGCAGCGGCGTCTTCGGTCGTGCCGCCGGCCTCCTCCACCATGCCGCCATAGACCTGCAGGGTGTGGGCGTGGATCTGGTACCGGGCGGACAGGTCGCCGATCTTGTCGGCCGCTTCGGCGGCATGGTTGCCGAACATCACGATGGAGCCGACCGTGCCCGAATACAGGCCGCCGATGCCGACCATGGCGGCCCCCATGCCGAGGATCGAGTCCTTCAGGCCGCCGACCGCCTTCTTGACGCCGCCCAGGCCGGTGGCGTCATACAGCTTGCCCATCGCCTTGGACAGATCGCCCGCCGGCTTGGTGAGCGCCTCCATGCGCGCGCCGATCTGGCTGAGCGTGGCCGTGGCCTTGTCAACCGCGGCAATGACAATTTCCGTCTTGGTCTGCGACATGGCGACACCAGAATGAAAAAACCCGCCAGCGGGCGGGTTTTGATGAAGATGAGTGGGTCTCAGCTGAACAGCGAGATGAAGCCGTAGGCGAAGCGCCAGAGCACCCTGAGCAGGTCCCAGCCTATCCACAGCAGGAAGCCCCCGACGGCCAGCAGCACCAGGTGCTGCAGACCGACGAGGGCCAGCAGACCAGCAGGTAGGATGCGGCGCACGATGTTCATGCACCGCATCCTACCCCGCCTGGCGGGCCTTGGCAATCCGCTCGGCCTCCTCGGCCCAGAAGTCCAGCTCCCACGGTTCCATCTCCCACAGATCGCGCGACGGGAAATGGAAGGTGTAGGCGATCAGGACGACTGCGTCGCGCCAGTGCCGAGTCCCAAAAAACCGCCCACGACCTCCATGACCTTCATGAGGTCGCCAGCGTCGAGCTGGTCGATGGACGACGGCGGGACATCCGCGCAAGCAGCGGCCACGCCGTACAGGTCGCCCATCACCATGTTCTGCTTGATCGGGAGATCTCGCAGTTCCTTGGCCTTGGGAGGCCGCATGGTGAGCTGGGTAACCTGCGAGCCATGCGCGTCGATCGGCGTGGTGAGTTGGATGATGGTCTCTCTCACGTCACACCTGCTCGATCTGGGCACCGATGAACTTCACCGCCGCCTTGCCGTCGCCCGACTGGACGTTGACCGGGGTGGCGAGCGAGGCCGAGCGCATCACCCACACCTGGCCGGTGTCGGCCTCGAAGGTGATGGACGCATTGGTGGTGCGGTTGAGCGCCGCGATGTCGGTGTCAGCCGACACCGCGATCTCGCACTCGATCTCGCCGTGCACCGGCTTCTCGGAGTAACCGAGGAAGCCGAAGTCGCCGACGATCGGCGTGCGCTCGACGCCGCCCGGGTTGAGCTTGGCCGAGCCCGGCATGCTTGCAATGGTCTGGCCGTTGACGCGAATGAACGCGCGGCCAAGGATCTGTTTTCCTGCCATGGTGACGGCTCCTTACAGTCGGAACTGGATCTGTGCCGCGAAGACGCGGAACTGGTTGACGATATTGGGCGGCAGCAGGACATCGACGCGGTTGACGTCGGTGCCGTTGCGGCCCACCAGCAGGTCGGCCTTGAACTGGTCGACGTCCTCCACCAGGCCGGCGTCTTCCCAGTCCAGGAACAGGGCGATCAGCTCGGCGCGGATGATCTTGGGCGTGACCACGGCCTGGCCCGGCGCGAACTGGGTGCCATCGTTGGCCAGCTTGTAGCGCGGGAACTTCTGCGAGATCCGCGCACGCACCTGGTAGCGCAGCAGCGACAGGGTGTACATCGTCTCCACATCGCGGTAGCTCGGATCGACGATGCCGTAGCTGTTCTGCGTGTAGGCCGTGACGGCCCGCTCGACGATCACGTTGCCGCCAGCATCCACGATGGTGGTGGCGCCACCATACGACAGGATGTTGTTGCGCTCGGCGCGCGTGAAGCGCTTTTCGGCCGAGGCCGGCAGCAGGCCCGGCATGACCAGGGTCTGCAGAGGCCGAGCCGGGTCGATGGCCAGGTAGTAGGCTGCGATGGCGCCGCCCATGGCTGCCTTGACCCACAGGGGCATGGGCTCGCCGCCGGTCTCCAGCGTCCAGAACGTGGTGTGCGGGTTGTTGCGGGTGGACAGGAAGGTGTTGATGGTTCCGACCGTGCCGCGCAGGCCCATGTGGCAGTGGCCATCGTTCTGGTACATCGGCCCCCAGCGGGTGTCGAGCTCGGTCTCGATCAGGCCCAGGTTCGTGGCGTCGTTGAACGCCATGATGACGGTGTTGTACTGGGTGGCGCCGATGTTGGACAGCGCGGTGGCGATGCTCGGGTCACCGGAGCCGCCGGTCATGGCGGTGATGGCCACCGCGATGCCGGCCGGCGTGCTCTCGGAGAGCGGGTAGTAGTTGAGCCGCAGGTCGATGTCGTTGCCCAGCGAGCCCTTGTGCCGGCTGGTCACCGTCACCGTGCCCACCGCGCTGGTGGCCGTCACCGGCAGATCAGCATTGGCGTTGATGGCGGCGGCGATGGCAGCGGCGATGGTGGCGGGACTGTCAGTGGCCGACACGGCCACTTGCACCTGGTTGCCGGCCACGTACAGCGCCAGCGTGCCGGCGGCCGAAGGGCTGCCCGTGACCACGATGCTGCCCGTGGCTTGCACGCCGGCGCCGGAGTCGGCGACGGGCAACAGCCAGGTCTCGATGTCGTTGGTGACAGCGAACAGGGCAGCCACCATGGCCGCGCCGAAGGAGCCGCGGCCCAGCTTGTTGATGCCGTCCGCCGAGTTGCTGATCTGGACCGGCACGTTGGCTGCGGCCAGGCCGGCAGCCAGCATGGGCGCGATCATCAGGATGCGCTGCGGCATGTTGACCAGGCCACCGATGGCCTTGGAGTTGTCGAACTCCACGTATTGGCCAGGGGTCAGCAGGTTGACCGGGATCTGGTTGAAAGAGATGTTGTCGCCGCTCATCACTCAGCTCCTTTTTCCTGTGCAGGTTGGGTGGGCTGGTCGGCCACATCGCCATCGGCGATACGGCGCAGCCAGAACGAGTCGTTGTCCGGCACATCGACGGGTTGCGTCACTTCGCGGCCGGTCACCGGGTCGCGCACGAGGCGCCCCGGTACGGGATAAATCTTCATCGGGGTCTCCTATCAGACGGGGAGGGTGATGGTGGCGGCCGCGTCGATCTGGCCGTCGGGGACGGTGGGGGATGGCGGGTCGTTGCGAGGGCTGGACATGTCGATCTGGGCCACAGCCGTGGTGAAGTTGTCAACAACCGGCACCGGGCTCCAGAGGTACTTGCACTCGTATTCCAACGAGAGCGAGCCCTCCTCTACCCGGGCAGCGCTGGCCGTGTCCGGCTCGACACCCTTGTAGTCCCAGGTCTCGACCAGGCCACCCAGGGTCTGGTCATGCCCGAGCAGGGCCTCGACGGTTTCAGCCAGGTTGTCCAGCGTGTCGTCCAGATGCTCGTCGGCAGCGGCGTACAGACGTATGTACACCCGCACCGTGCGCACCTCGCGGTACTGGTCAACGTGGCGCTCCGAGGTTTCGGTGCCCGTCTCCACATTGGCAAAGGGCATCTTCTCGGAGTGCGTCGGCTGAACGCGGCCGGTGTAGATGTTGGGCAGCCCGGGATGGGCCGCCAGCAGCTGCTTGACCTTGTCACGGATTTGCTTGCGAGCGTGCATGTCAGACCTTCACAACTTCAACGCGCAGCAGGCTGCCGTCATCAAACGCCTGGGGACGCCCGCGCAGCCGGTAATTGACGGCGCCCACCGAGACCACCTGGTTCTCATCGATGCCGGGCCACTGGCCCAGCGGATAAGTCAAGGTGGTCTCGGTGGTGATGACCATGTCGCCCAGGATCATCGAATCCGGAGCGTCCACGATCACCTTCCCCGGCTGCGCAACGCCGCCAGTGGACGGGGTCCAGCTGGCGTCTTGCGCGAAGTCGGTGAAGAAATAGGCGAGGTTTTCAAACGACGGCATGGCCGGCCTTCAGCGGATCAGTTCGAGCCGCCAGCCGGCTTCTGGGCTGCGGCCTGCGCCTGGACGATGCCTTGGGCGATGGCATTGCCCAGGGCGATCACGTCGATGCCGCTGGCTTGAGCCTGGACGGCCTGCGCATTGCTGCGCGCCTCGTTCTCGGCCTTCAGCGCAGCAGCGCGGTCTTTGTCATCGGCGTACTGCAGCTGATGCTGCGCATCGCCTTCGGACTGCTCGAGGGTGACGATGTCGCCCTCGGAGTAGACCTTCTCGTTGCCCTTCTCGTCGCGCACGCGGAAATTGAAGCCGGCGCGAACCTCGTAACGCTTGGTTCCCATGGTGGAACTCCTTGATGGTTGGATTGGATGAACACGGGGCGGAGCTGGTGAGCTCCGCCCGGGATGCCTGATTCAGTCGATCAGGCGGGAGGTCAGGCCGTGAGGGCGTCCGACATGGTGGCGAAGCTGGCGGCGTGGCGCACAGCGATGTCCACCGACTGCATGGCGCGCAGCAGCACACCGCCCTGCTTGAACAGGGTGGCGTCGTACGGGTTGGGCATGATTTCCAGAACGCCCCACTCGCCGATCAGCAGTTCGGACCAGTTGCCGAAGAAGATTTCCGAGCACACGCCGCTGGCGGTGCCCTTGGTCAGGTTCGAGCGCGCCTGGTTGGAACGGGCCACGGCATAGCCGTTGATCTCGCCCGGGGTGCCCGAGCGCTGGCCGCCGGGGATGTTCGTCCACAGGTACTGGCCCGTGGTGGACTTGGCCTTCTTGAGCCAGCCGACCGTCTTGGCATTGGCCAGGTAGGCCATGCTGTCAACGTCCGCGTTGGCGCTGGTGATCTGGGTCTCCAGGTCGATCAGGTGATCGATGGTGAGCTGCGCACCGTTGGTGCCACCGACCACCGAGCCGATGCCCGAGACGTTGCCAATACCCAGCGGCTGGCCAGCGCTGCCGCTGCCGGACAAGGCGGCCAGGTCGATACCCAGGGCGATCTGGGCAATCAGGTCCGCGCGAGCCAGCATCTCGATGTCCGGGGTGGACTGCTGCAGCATCTGGCGGGTGATGGCCGAGTAGGTCCCGATGCTCTTGAGCGCCAGGCTGACCTTGTCGAAGGTGGCTTCGGACTCGGTCAGGTTGCTGCCTTCCGTCACCCAGAAGGTGCTGGAGGCGCCGGTCTGGCGCGGGATGTCCACGTTGCCGACCAGGCCGGACAGCACGGTGGCGCCCAGCTGCAGCACGCGGGCCTTGTTGCGCAGCACTTCGATGAAGCTGCCCGCCAGCAGGTTGGTGGCCACCATCGTGCCGCCGGTGGTACCGGCGCCTGCGGTGCCGACGGCGTACTGAGCGCGCTGGGCGAACGGGATGTTCGTCGGCATGAAGAAGCCGTCGGTGTTCTTGCCCATGCGCTTGCCGATGTCGTTGGACACCTCGAGCTCGAAGCCTGCTTCCTTCCAGTTGCGGGACAGGACGGCGTTGATCGCGCGGATCATGGAGTAGCGCGCCTTCTCGCTGTTGCTCAGGTCGGGGGCGTAGCCGTCGCCGAGGTTGGCGGCAGGCTTGGCTTCACCACGCTTGAGCTGCAGGTCGAGGACGGCGCCGCGGGCCTCGGAGACAGTGGCGCCCTTCTGGATCAGGCCGGTGCGGATTTCGTCCGGCACTTTGTGGGCGCGGCACATGGCGTCGATCTCGGCGATGCGGTTGCGCTCGGCCTCGGCGCCTTGGGCGCGGGCCTGGGGTTCATCGATGACCGCAGCACCACCGGCGGACCCGCCGGCGGCGCCGTCGGTCGCCTTGTTTTGCAGGACGTGACGGTGCTTGAACATGGATTGCTCCTTGGATTCGGCGGATGCCGGTTGCGGGGGGTTGCGCGTCTCGATCTCGACGCGCGCTTCATCTGCGCCAGCGCTGCGCCCGACGCCCACGGAGGGGTCGGCGGGCACGGTCACCAGCGAGATCTCGTAAGGCTCCCAATCGGTCGCCGTGTAGGTTTCCTCCTCGGTGTCTTCGATGAACTTGAAGACCCGATACATGAAGGAGGCATTGACCAGGACGCCATCGGCGGCCTGCTGCATGGCCCAGTCGCCACGCTCATCGCGGCCGAAACGCACGGTGCAGTAACCGCGCTTGTCCGGGCCGAGCTCGATGGATTCGACGACGCCCAGGAGGTCGTCGCGGTCGTGGTTGAACAGCAAGGGCATCGAGGCCTGGCGCTGGCCCTGGCGCATCGCACCAGGTGCGTGGCTCAGGATCTCGGTGCCGTACCACATGTCCACCGGCTCCTCGGAGCTGAAGGGGAAGCGCAGGGTGCGCGCCTCGGTGTCCACGGTGCCGTTGCCGTCGGCGCGCAGCGTGAGGCTGCGACATTGAGGCCCGATTTTTTCGGGCCGCTGGCGGATCGTCATGGCGTTCTCCAAAAGAAAAGCCCGCCGGGTCTCCCTGGCGGGCTGTTGCGGTTGCGGGTGTTGCGGGTCAGTCCTTGGCCTGATCACCATCGGCGGGCGGTGTGTCGTCTCCACTACCACCCGCATCGGGATCTGCCTTGCCGTCTTCTCCCTCCTGGCCGGGCGGGGCGCCACCCTGCCCTTTGCCGGTGTCGTCCACCTGGGCCGGATCGGTGTCGAACACCAGGTCAAGCTCGGACATGAGGTCCAGCTCCTGGCGGCGGCCCTTGAAGACGTCCTCGGCATCGGCGCCGCCGGCGGTCTGGCCGATCACGTCGGAGACGGTCATGAAGCCGGAGCGGACCGCCTGGCGGTAGGCGTTGACCTCCTTGGTCGGGTCGATCCAGTTCCAGCCGCGCGGCTTGAAGCGCACCCGCTCGTACTTGGCCGGGTTGGTGAAGTAGTCCGGCACGTTGATCTCGCCCGCAAGCACGGCCGCTGCCAGCCACTCGCGGTAGATCTCGGACAGCGCGTTGCGGATCAGCCAGCCCTGCAGCACGCGCCAGAGGTCACGGTCATCCAGCAGCGCGAGGCGTGAGCTGGAGTAGTTCGACTGCGAGTAGTCCCGCGAGAGGGACTCGTAGCTGGTGCCGATGCCGGCGGCCATCTCGCGCAGCATGAAGCGCATGAAGGGCTCCAGCGCGGCGTTGGGCCGGCTCGGATTGAAGCCGACGAAGTCTTCGCCGGGCATCAGCTGCTTGAAGGTGCCGGGCGCGGAGTCGATGACTCGCTCTTGCCACGCTACATCATCACCAGCAGCAGGCTCCGGTCCCTTGATGAAGCCCACGATGTTGGCCGAGGCTCGCGCGGCGACGATCTCCGCCTCGCTGTAGCCCTTCATGTCGTTGAGCCGACGCAGCACGGCATGGAACCACGGCACGCCGCGCGTCTGTGGCCACCGCTCCACGATGTAGAGGTGCAGCATCTCTTCAGCCGGCACGCGGATGAACTTGCTGGCGACGAAGGTGCGGAACTGGTAGTCCCCTGGATGGGTGGGGTGCAGCCAGTACGCCACCGGGCGGCCCCAGGCGTCGATCTCCACGCCCATGCGGATGGCGTTGCCGTTGGGCGCCTGGGCAGTCTGCCACTGGTCCATCAGGCGGTCGGCCTCGATGACCTCCAGCGAGAACGGGATGCGGCCATTGCCGAAGGGCTGCTTGACCTTGCGGATCAGCACCTCGCCGGCTTCGACCATCTGGCCAGCCACCAGGCGCAGGATCTCGGGCATGCCCAGCAGGCCGGCCGTGTGGCAGGTCTTGCGCTCGCACCAGCGCTCCCAGGCCTCTTCGATCAGGGTGTTGACCGGATCGATCAGCTTGCCCCGGGCGTTGACCACCTGCGCCTGCAGACCGATGCCGGTGCCGACCACGTTGTTCTGCACGATGCGCACCGCGTTGCGGGCGTGCGCGTTATCGCGCACCATCTCGCGTGAGCGTGCCCGCAGCAGCCGCAGACTGGTGAGGATCTCGGAGTCGGCCGAGGTGTTGAGGGCAGCCCAGTCGGACGTGAGCCGGTTGAACTGCGCGCCGGCGTACATGCGCTGCGCTTCTTGCTGGCGCGCCAGTGCCCGCTTCTGCTGTCGCTCGGCATTGAACTTGGCCAGCACCACGGAGCCCTTGGTGGGCGCGAGGTCGAGGTTTTGCCAGGTACTCATTTGAATCGGACCATCAGGTTGCGGGGATTACCCAGGCCATTGGCAATGTCCCGAGCGGTACGCTCATTCAGCACCTTGGTGCGCCAGTAGCTGATCGCGGCGATCAGCTCGCCGGCGGTGTAGTAGGTGGCCTCCCGCGTGCCGATCTTGTAGGCCTTGACCTTCTTGCCGCTGCCAGCCAGGTCGGCCAGAGCGGCCTCTGCATCGGCCAGGGCCTTCTCTGCCGGGCTGCGCCCGTCGTATCCGGCGGCGGCTGTGGTCAGATCGGCCAGCACAGCCAGGCTGCCGCTGCCGATCGTGACGCGCTCGCCCGTCTTGCTGAGCTGCGCCGCCCAGGTGTAGCTGCCCGCCCCAAGCGTGGCGCTGTCGGTCGTGCTGAGCATCGTCTTCCAGCCGGTGCCGTCGGCCACGGCCGTCAGCGTCAGGATGGCCGGGCCGCGCAGCAGGTACTTGAGCGTGTAGGCCGAGGAGTCGAGCGTGTTGCCATGGCCATCCACGAACGGCTCGTCGCTCCAGCTGGCGGAGTCGCCAGCGGTGATTTGTTGCGGGATGTTCATTACCACCTCGTTGCGTTGAAGCCGCCAGGTGCGGCGCTGCCAAAGCCGCCCTTCGACTGGGCTGCCTTGACTGCCGCCTGGGCGGCTGACTTGCTGGCCGGGCTGGCCTGGTCATCGACCGGCTCCAGCGGCGCCAGCGCCTCAGTCGGTCCACCCAGCAGATCTGCTTGGCGTACCTTGCGCTCCTCGTCAACCCAGCGCTCTTCCTTCCAGAGGTTCAGCTTCAGGCTGCGGGCCGCGTGCAGCGCATAGACCTCGCAGTCCAGCGCCTCGTTGCGCACACCCGCCTTCTTCTGCCAGACCTTGCGGTTGCGGATCGTCCGGTGCGGCGCCTTGACCTCGGCGGTGATTTGCTCCCAGTAGTCCGGGCGCACCGCCTTGTACCAGTGCACCCGGCCAGGGCCGGTGCCGACCAGCTTGATCCGGCCCGCGCTGGAGTCCACGCCGAGCAGCAGGTCCTTGGCGCGCTGCGTGCCGACCATGAAGGGGCGCAGACCGTACTTGTGCGCCTTCTGCTGCCGGTTGGTATCCACGGCAACCTTGGGCGGGCTGAAGATCTCGCGCCCGTCATCCATGGACGCGCCCTTCACGGCCATGTAACCCCGGCCCATGCGGCGGCGTACAAACGTATAGACGGCATCCGATGTCTGGCCGTCCGAAGAGTCAACGCTGACCGCGCGGATGCGCAAGGTCGCGCCACTGGCGTGCGTGAAGGCGCGCGACAGCAGTGCATCGAGGTCGATCCAGGCGCCCTGCTCTGCCACCATCGTCTGTCCCGGGATCTCGCCCCAGTACAGCAGCCAGGACTCCTCGCCCCGACCCCAGGCGCGAATGATCACGGCCAGGCGGTCATGCTGGACGTCCACGCCGGCGGTGAGGACCAGGCCACCCCATGGGATGGTCATCTCCTCATAATCGTCGGCCCGGTCGCGCAGCGTCTCGACATCAGGCAGGTCGCTGGTGTACGCATAGGCCAGGCCCTGCGTGTTGTTCACGAAGGACCGCAGCTTGGTGTCATCGCCCTGCTCCAGGGCGTGCTGCGCCGTCAGCCACTTCTCGACCAGGCGCTGCAGCACCGACCCCGGGAACGGGCTGTACAGCTCGTTGATGTAGAAGCCGGCCACGCCATAGAACGGCGCCGTGGCGCGCCACTCGCCTCGACGCACGTTGCGGTTTTTCTCCGCGTCGTTCCACAGCCCGCCACAGTGCGGGCAGACGTAGTAGGCCGACTCCGGCCGGGCGTGGCCGAAGACCTCATGGTTGAACTCCGGGTCCTCGGCCCAGCGGACGTTCTCCCAGGACAGCACATGCGTGTCGCCACAGTGGTGGCACGGCACGAAGAACTTGCGCTGATCGCTGCCCTTGTAGCTGGCCTCGACACGCGACAGGCCCTCGATCGTCGGCGTGCCGCCGAAGATCACCTTGCGGCGCGGATAGGACTTGGTCCGCTCCTCGAGCAGGGTGATGGTATCGCCCTGGTCGTTGACGTTCTCGTTGCAATCGTCCGGTTCCTCGACGGCCACCACCGGCGCCGGCGTGGACTTCACCGAGCTCGGGCTGTTGGAGCCGACGAACTTGAGGAAGCCGCCAGGAAAGCCCTTGAACTGCCAGCGGTTGTCACGGTCGCGCTTCTTGTGCACCGGGATCTTGCTGGCCAGCCGCGGCGTGGCCTCGACCATGGGCCCGAACTTCTCGTCGTTGAACTCCTTGGCCGCGCCGTCCTTGGCGAACATCACGATCATCGGGCAGGGATCGATGTCGATCCGGCGGCCGATGTAGTTGAGCAGCACCCCGTCCGTCCATGCCACCTGGGCCGACTTCTGGGCTACCACCTTGGTGACGGTCGGATCATCCAGCGCGTCGTGGATGCCCGGCACCCACGGCGTGAGGTCCGGGTTATACCGGCCCGGCCGGGCTGACGCCTTGGCCGACATGCCCCGGTAGCTGCGCGCCCACTGCGTCGTGGGCAGGCGCTCCGGCGGCACCAGCTGAGACACCAGGCGGCGCACCAGCGCCCTGTTCGCCTGCGTCGTATCGAGCGAGCTGTGCCAATGCGGCGAAAGTGTGTTCATTGAGTAGGGTCAGATCGACCTCGATGCCATACAGCGCATCGAGCTCACTCTTGAGCTTGTCGTCACGCGACAGCAACTCCGACCGGAACGCGCCGACCATCATGGCCAGCTCCTGCTCCAGCTGGGTGACGTTCACCAGCAGGCCGCGCTTCTCGGCGACGGTCAGCATCTTCAGTTCACGATCCACGCGCTCGGTCAATACGCGTTCGTGGGTCAGGTCGGTACCGTCGGACGTCTTGTGTCCGGCGGCCACTCCACGCAGGTGCCGGAGGTAGGCCACGCGGATCTGGTCCAGCGGAGTCGTCTTCCAGTTGATCTGGAGCTTTTCCATCAGCTCGACCACGGCCGGCTGGCTCAGATCGAGGTGATCGGCAATCTGCTTCTGTGTTGGCATGGTCAGGAAGGGGCAGGAATATAACCCCCTTAGCTCCCCCGTAACTAGAGAGAAATCGCGTCGTTTCGCGCCGCAGCGCTAGGGGCCAGGAAGGACCCGTTACCCTTTGGCGAGGTACATGGCTACAGCTCGCTGCAGCTCTACTGGGAAGTCGGCCTTGATCTTCTTGACCACGGCGGCATTGATGCGTCTGGTGTTGAACATCGACGGGATGTCAACGGTCTCGACCGCCCTGATCTTGCGTCCGTCACCCGTACGCTCGAAGACAGTCCGGCCCTTGTTCGCAATGAATGCGCCCGGGATCAACTTACGTGGCCCGTTCTTCTTGATCTTGACTGAGACGCCACCGCCCACAGGGACGGTGACCATGGCCCACTGACCATTCTTCAGCTGGACAGCCACCTGCTTCTTGCCCTTACCCGGTGCCGGCCTCGCGTCAAACATCATGACGTTGCGCGATCGCTGGCCACGTCTGCGGGGGAATGCCGACAAGATAGCCACCTGGCTGCTGCCACCACGCACACGCTGTACCTTGAGCTGGGCTCGGACGTCCCGGCCCTTGATGTTGAACTCGGCCGTGATCTGGCGATTCATCTCAGCGCGGGCCTTGTCCGCTGTCTTGTTGAGGGCGGCATTGACCGCCTTGGCCTGCAGGTCCGTCTTGAGTTTGGCCAGGCTGGCAGCTGTCTCGCGGATGTTGTGTCGCACATCAATCTTGATCACGCGCCACTCCAAAAAGAAAACCCCGACAAACACATGCTTGCCGGGGTGGAGTGCTCTTGTGCGGGTCGAGTCGCAGTTCGTGCACTTTGCAGGAAATGTAGCAAACATGTCTAAGGAGTAAAACCCCCCTTACGGTCCAGTGCAGGCGTCTGCACGCGCGCCCGGCGCTTGGCCTCCTGGTGCTCATGGAACCACCTGGCCAGCGCGGCATCAGCCTGCCCCAGCTGGTCGTGGATCGTGGAGACCGCCCGGCGCATCTGCCTGGCGACGTCCGATATCGGCGTGTTCTTCAGGTACACCAGGCGCAAGGTCTCATAGAGATGCCCCTTGCCCAGCTTGAGCGACTCCACCGCCTGGTGGGTCAGTTCCGCTTCAAGCTCCAGCACAGGCATCACCGCCTCGCGTGTACCACCCGAGGGGATCGACAGCAGCACCGAGCTGCTGCAGTAGCCCAAGCCGCCGGACGACATGCGGTCATGCCAGAGCGCCCAGTTGTCCAACCTTTGTTTCACCCAGTCAATACGCGCCACGCCGAGCCTCCCGATGCCGTTGTGCAAATTCCTTCATGCGATCGGCCGGCACCCCTATGCAGAAGCCACCCTCGGTGGAGTCGATCCATCCATGGCCGCGCCGATACACCTCCTGCACGGCCTGGTAGTCGTCGCGGTCATAGGCCCGGCGCAGATCCACGCTGGCCCGCACCATCCGATCGACGTGATCCCGACCAAGTTGGCCGGCCAGATGCTGCAACCACTCCGCCAGCACCGGCATCTGCTCCTTGATGCTCCTGGGCAGTGGTGGCAGCCCGTCCGCCCCGTCCACCATCCGGACGTCGTGCTGGACGTCGCAAGCTGTTGTTTCCATTGCTCTTTTCTCCTTCCGTCCAGAAGTCCATGGGAATACCTCACGCGCACACGCGCACGCACCCACACGCGCCCGCCCGCCTGCGCCTACGTGCACACGCATGCACGCGGCATCGTGGACGTGGTGGACGGATTGCCCGAAGCCTTGAAAAATCAACGACTTGCGCCGTCCAGCATTCACGTCCAGCACTTCCTATTTGCTGGACGGATCGCTGTGCTGGGCTGGCCAGACATGCGCACGGGCAGGCCCACAGTTGCCCCATCGGCAACGCGGTTCCCATAACTGCCCTGTGCATGCGCCTGGTTAATCCCATGACGGCACCTCGTCAGATTCGCCGGCTAGCGGCGTCGGTGGTGGTGTGGTGGCGGCAACGGCCTTCTGCTGCTGCCGCAGGTAACCTCGGGGCCGCACGCGGCCTTTTTCCCATCGGTGGGCCTCGAAGCCCAGGAGCTTCATGGCGTTGCCCACGCTGCGCTGCATGGTGCCGGCGCGGTCGATCTTGCCGACGTCGATATGCAAGGCCTTGACCAGGAGCTCCTGGGTGCTGAAGAAGCTGCGCTCGTGGTTCTTCAACAGGCCGCCCGTGTCGGACAGATTGCCGTCGTAGCCCTCGACCAGCTCATCGCTGTTGACATACCGCCCGAGAGCGTCGTGCCAGACGTCAACGAACTTCCACTTGTCCTGCTCCGGCTTGAAGAGGCGATCCTCTTCCTCCTTGGTCGGGTAACGCCGCTCACCCTGCTTGTACAGATGCACGGCCTCGGCCATGATCTGGTCCCGCCACTCGCGCATCTTCTCGACGTCGATCTCCGAGCAGTGCACCACCCAGAAGCGCCGGTCACCTGTCGCATCGCGCAGGAACTCGCTCTGGTTCGTGTCACCCGTCAAGACGCAGGTACGCGGGAAGGGCTGGAAGTCCTTGCCATAGGGCGGCCGGAAACGATCTGTGCGCTCGGTGATGAAGCCCTTGATGGCCGTGCTCTCGGCCCGGTTCAGGGCGTCGAGCTCATTGAAGTTGAACAGCAGCCGCCCCTGCAGCGCCTGGAGCGAATCCTTGTCGCCGACGCGGAACGAGCCGGCGCCGTAGTAGTCCCCCGCCAGCAGCTGCAGCACTGTGCTCTTGCGCGCCCCCTGGCTTCCCTGCAGCACCAGCATGTAGTCCATCTGGCACCCCGGCTCGTACACCCGAGCCACCATGCTCATCAAGAACCACCGGCTCACGCACGCCGTGTATTCGGTATCAGGCGCGCCGAGGCAGTCAACCATCCAGTGGCGTAGCCGCTCGACGCCGTCCCAGACCAGCACCTCGAAGCCATCCTTGACCGGGTTGTAGCGGGCATCGTGCGCGGCCATCATGACGGCCTGCTCGATCGTGACCGGGTTGCCCACGATCAGGTTGTGCTCGGACGCCAGGTAGTTGGCCAGGCGCAGGTCATCCATCGGACGCCACTGCCCATACTCAGCGCCCGGCTGGCTCCAGGGCGCGGGCCGGAGACGGTCGATCTGCTGGGAGAAATCGTTGTATCGCACCAGCTCGCGCAGGGCCGGGTCCTCGGTCAGCGCGAAATACACGTTCTCGCGGATGCCCTTGGGCTCCCACTTGTCCGTCAGGTACGGGAAGCGTAGGCGACGGGGACCATCACCCTCACCCGGCCCGCCACTTGAGCCACCCCCGCCGGGAGGCTGGGCGTTTTTGCGCGTTACCTTTTCCTGTGGCGGCGCGGTGAGCTGCTCACGGACCACCTGCAGGCCCTCGGTGACGTGCAGATCGTTCCAATCCGTGCCAGCGGTTGCTCGGTCGGCAAAGCGCGGCAGGATGACCCTTGCCGTATGCCGCTTGGCCGCGGCGAAGGCCTTGGCCCTGCCGGCGTTCTCGATCTTGAGCATCTGCGTGACGCCGTCCGCCTGGATGGAGCCCTCGATGTGGAACACCTCGGCCCGGTCCTTGACCCAGCGCGCCTTAAGCTCCACTAGCCGGCCATCGGGCAGCTCCCAGCGCATGTCACGCAGCCCGCCCGCACTCTTCGCAAAATCAGCAGGCTTCGCGCCCACCCCGGCCCGCTCCAGGCGTTCGCACAGCCTGGTCACCAGGTGGCGGTCATCATCGGCCGCGATCACGAACTCATGGTCCGGGTACAGCCTGCGCCAGGCAGCCACCACCGGCATCAAGTTGCCAGCGTCGAAACACACGACCACCGGCCAGCCCGTGGCCATGTGAGCCGATGCGGCCGTGGCGTATCCCTCGGCAAAGCCGATCGGCAGGCCCTCGGCTACCTCGCCGATCAAATGGAAGTGGCCTTCCTTGACCGTACCGGTCCCGAAGACCTTGCCGCCATCCTTGCTTATCCATTGCAGGCCGTGCAGCTTGCCCGCCACATCGAACAGCGGCACCACCACCGAGCCAAAGGCAAAGCGCACCCCGTAGGCCCCGACCTGCTTGCGCTGCAGGTAGTCACTGGCCCCCTCGGGCCGCGCCCTCGCCCACAGCTTGTCAGCCTTCTCAGCTGCTGCGTCTGCCTGCTGCCTGCGGTCCTCCTCCGCCTCTTTCTCCAGCGCCTTGCGCCGCTCCAGCCAGGCTGTCTTTTCGGCTGGGGACCACTCCACCTGAGTGGGCTCCACGGCCCAGTGCTCATCGCGGATGCCGTAGCGCCCCACCACGTAAGTGCGGTTGCTCTTCGGGCTGGTCCACTCATGCAGAACGCACCAAGCGTTCTTTTTCTTGGGCTTGCGGGGATCGCCCGCCCACGTGTATTTCTTCCCATCGGCGGCCAGATTCGGAGGCGGTTCAATACCACGCTCCGTCATCTGCGCGATGACGTCATCAACTGTCAGCGCCATCGGTGTGCTACCTCAGCGCCAAGAAGACATGCATCCAGCCAGCGCGTTCCAGCCAGGCTCAGCAGGGTTGAAGTCAGCGGGCGCGGCCGGCGCATATTCCGCCACCGGCCGGTTGCGATACGTCACCGAACGGTGGCGCACGATGGTCAACTGCCCAGACCGGCACATGTTCTTGACCGTGTGCGTGGCAGACGTGACGCCCACCCCGGCCTTCATAGCCATCTCACGCAGCGTGGGTCCTCGGTCAGGCGTCACCAGCTCGCACGCCGTGCTCAGGAGCGCCTGGCGAACATCCCCCACCGGCCTCATGCCCGGCCTCCGCACCCAGGCGCCGCGCTCGCCTGCCGGCAGTAGATGCTGAAGGCCAGGGCCAGCAACTCCTCCACCGACTTGTGGATGTGCTGGCCCACGGACGAGAGGTCCTGGCGCTCACCGCCATCGATCTCGCCGTTCTTGATCGACTCCTTGAACTTGGCCGAGAGCTCGCCCAACTCGGCATACAGCTCGTTGAACTTGGCCAGCAGCTCCTCGTTGTCGTGCTCGGTGTGGTCGGGCATCTTCACGAACGTGCCCCCTGACAGCGTGGACACCGCCTCGGCGAAGTGCGTGGCGCCGGAGAACTGCTGCATCTGCAGCGCCGTCTCCACCAGCACCGCCTGCCCCTTGCGCTCGTAGATCCGGTTCTCCAGGGCCATGCGGCTCATGCCCAGTGCACCGGCCATGGCATCCCAGCCGCCCGGGAACGCCTTGATCATTGATAGGTAGGATTTTTTTATCTCCACAACTCGACCTTTCTTTTTGTGGTTTCGCTATCGCCAGGCCGCACCTAGAGTGCAACCATGGCCCCGAGAAAATCCATCCACCACACCGCCAGCCAACAGGCGCGCACCTTCCCGCGCGCGCCGGACTTCAGGGAGGAGAAAGCCACGCCAGGCCGAGCGGACTTTTGCGTGGTGGACGGGAAAATGGCGAGCGCCTCGCCTGGCTACACTGGCGGCTCTCACCCCAACCAGCACACCCAAGGAGGCGCCCATGACACAACAAGAACTCGACGCGATTGGCGGTTTGTTTGCGGGAATGCAGCTCTGCATCGTGCATCTCTCCAACGTCATCGCCGACCGAACGGAATTGAGCCGCGAAGTGCTCGCCACATCGTTCGAGGAAACTGCGGCCAACGCCCCAGAGGGAACGAAAAACCGCGAGTTGATTCAGATGGCCGCACGCCAGGTTGCAGCCGGTATTCGGGACTCATCTGCCGGTCCGGATTGGTCGGAACTGATGTCTCGCCTGAAGCCCTGATGACACGCGCCAGTTCTGACTGGCACTCGGCATACCACTGTGGCTTGAGCCTGGTGCAGGCAATCTCACGCATTGGCCGCCTCGTACACTTGCTCAAACTTCAGGGAGTCAGACATGCAGATCACCCTCCTGCTGCGACACGAAACGTCCAAGGGTCCGGTTTTCATCGGGCAGACGCCCGACGGTCGATTCCACGTCGTGTACGACGACGAATCCTTGGGCAGCTACCAAAGCCCAGTGGCGGCAATCGACGACGCGGCCGGCGGTCATACGTTTTCGCCCTCCAACGGTGTGGACTTGGGCGAGCTGGGGCTGAGCGACTCCATCGAAGACTGGACACGATTGCCAGCGCGATAGGCCTGATCAGCCGCGATCAGTGCGTCCAGATCGGCACGGGTAAGCGCCAGGCGCATCACCTGCCCATTGGGCATATCGAAGGCCAGGCCCACGCGGTCCCTGCCGGGGCAGTGCGGAGTTACCGCACGCAGGGCAGCGTCGAAATAGCTGGGTGGAAGGTGTCTCATCTATGCAGCCTCCTCGCTGGCAAGTGGATTGCCGTAAATGTCCTGGTAGCCGATCTCCAGGCCGCGACTGGCGGCATAGGCGATGAGGCGCTTGGCCACCTCCGGCGGGACTGTCTGACCGTGCTCATAGAACGCGACGTTTCCCTGAGTGCGGCCGAGCGCCAGAGCCAGATCTTTCTGGCTCACGCCTAGTCGGTCTCGAATCGCTTTGACATGGTTCATGGACTCAATAATTAGTCTGACTTAATTTATTTTAGTTCAGTCCGACTAATTGATGCAAGTGAGTCCTCGGAATATCTTCGGTATATGCCCTCTCGCCCCCTAAGCCACGAGCAAAAACTTGAGTGCGCCCGAATGCGCGAACTCTACGCAGAGTGGGAGTCAAGCCAAGAAGCCAAAACAGGCACGCGTCCCAGGCAAGAGATGGTCGCAGCTACTCATTTCGGATTAAGTCAGAGCGCCCTCTCCCAGCGTCTCACCGGAAAGCTTGCGATCAACCGGGACTTCGCCGCCAAAATGGCGGCTCTTATTGGGCGGCCGGTATCCGACTTCAGCCCACGCCTCGCCTCGGAGATCGAAGAGCTATCTAAGACGGTTCGTCAAAGCCAGCCAGCGCTGGTCATCACTGCGCCCGAAGCACAGCCGGAATACCGTCTAAGAACGCGGCCCGCCCTTGAGCGCGCCCTTTACACAGCCCTGCAAAACGCCGCCGGCCCCGAGATCACGCTAAAGAAAGAGTACCCGGTCCCCTTTCCGCAATCTCACACCTTGGAGCGCGACCTAGTCTCAGGCACACGCGTCGATTTCGCGCTGCTGAACAAACACGACCAGGCTGTGGTTTACGTGGAGTGCAAGACATTCGATGCGAGCATGTCCCCCTCTTACAAGCCCTCGTTTCTGGCCGGACAGATGTGGATGCTGCGCCACGACAGCGAAGGCCACCCCATTCAGGACATTCCGCCCGTCTTCATGATCTGCATGCTGGAAAACCCCAGCGTTGGCACTGAACTCAACCGAGAAGAAAGGCGCTTGCAGGCCACCATGCGCCAACTTTGCGGCGGCGGGCTCCTGGACGGCTACACCGCCCTGCGGGTAATCGATACGCCCGATGGGCAGACACAACTGCACGATCTGCCGGGCGCCGGGGAGACCATGGGTCATTTGCTATCAGCAGTGGCGCGTGCAGCTACGGGCGCATAAGCCCGGAAAAAGGGGGTTTTTCACCCTCCCCGCTTGAAAAGTTAACCTATGAGTTAATATATTGAAAGTCAAATCGCTTTTTGCCGATGAATACAGGGTGGTTGCCGTGATGGACGGGGACGACTGCCCTGCGGAAGACTTCATGCTGGAAGGCGAGGAGACCACGCGGGCCGCCCGTGCGGGATTGCTTGAAATTTTGAACTACGTCGCAGCCAACGGGCTGCACAAATGCCCTAGCGGCTGGTATCACGAGGCCAACAAGAAGGATGGAATTTATGAATTCATCAAACACCCGCTGCGCCTCTTTTTCTTCAAAGGCGAAGGCAAGGACATAGCCGTTTGCACCACAGGCATTCGCAAGCAAGGCCAAAAAGCCGACAAGTCATCCGTCAAAAAGGCCGCCACGTGGCGCAAAGCCTATTTCGAAGCAATCAACAGCGCAAACCTTGAGGTCATAGAAGATGAAGATCAGTAAGAAACTCCAAGCCTTCTTGGAAGAAGCAAAAAAGCAAGACTCTTACTGGGTGGAAAAAGCCAAGCTCGACTTCGCCCTTGCGCTGGAGCACCGCCTGCGCGAAGAAGAGCTCAGCTACGCAGACCTGGCCAAGAAAGTCGAGACTAGCGCCCCCTACATCACCAAGGTACTGCGCGGTGACAGCAATCTGACCATCGAGTCCATGGTCAAGTTCGCGCGCGCGGCAGGCGGCAATCTGGACATCCGAATCCAAGACCGCAAAGCCAGCACCGCCGGGCAATGGGATATCACCAAATTCCAACGTCGGCCGCGCCTGCATCTGATCGTCTCCAACACCGTGACGACCATGAATCCCGTCTCACCGGCTGCAAACCACCATGCCTATCAGACTTCCGCGGAGGCGGCGGCATGACGAATAGCGAATACCACCACCCGATCGCTCTGCAGGAAACCTTTTTCCTGCGAAGCACGGTTGTTGCCGTCCCCGAGCATGTGCCGGACCCCGAGGCAAAACCAGCCGTTCCGGAAAACAACATCCATGTCTCAGCTCTGGAAGACCGACCCGGCTTCTACTACGCCAGCATGCGAACCGTGCTCAACCAGGAGATGGACAAAAACTTGCCATACTTCATCGACATGGAGTGCATGGCACTGCTGTCGGCAGACAATTCGCTCACGCCGGAAGAAGCCTTAAGGGGTGTCACCATTACGGCGCACAGCGTGCTATATGGGGCCATCCGTGAGGCCGTGGCCTGGACCACTGCGCGCCAGCCATATGGCCCATTCTTGCTGGGGCTGTCCGTCCTAAGGCCGCAAAAGAAGAACGATCCAACAGATCAGAAGTGATGCTGAATACCGGCCTGCTTCATGATTTCATTGGCCGTGTGGCGAGAAGGCATGTTTTTGGAAACAACCTGATTTCTGGCGCCATTGCTCCAGATCTCGTGGGAGCCTTTTCCGTTCCTCAAAAAACGATAGCCGTGCTGTTCTAGCACGGCTATCACTTGGGAATACCACCCATTCATGCGGCGTAAAGCACGTCGTCCCTGAATGTGAACTTAGGAGTGGCAATCGGGCGGCTGGTCATCTGCAGGTCAAGCAACTCCAGAGCAGCCGATCGCACTTCATCACGAAGTTCGTCAAGTGTTGCCCCCGACACAACCAGCCCATCCAACTGCTGGCTACGAGCCCAATAGCTGTTGCTCTCTTTGTCGTGGAAAACTTCCACCTTAAAGGAAACTGGAACGCCCATGCGAGCAGCCAGCTTCCAACCTGGAAGGCCAACTCGATAGCGGATCATGATGCAACTCCTTGGCCTCCTCCTAATCCCCGATCACCGGCCACTTGATCAGGGGGCCATGACGACCATGGCGGTTACGTATTGACAGATTATCAGCATGAAGGTTCCTCGGCACAAGGAACAACCCTGATAAACGGTCGCAGATCATAGCCTATGTGGTGTGCACACGTCTGCACTCAACTCCATCAAACCCAGCCTTGGACGCTCCCGGTGCAAACGCGTGCACATCAAGATCTGATTATTAGTTTTACTGTTGTATTTTTGCGGATTTAATTCGATTTATTAGTCATACTTGACACAAATAATTAAGTACGACTAATATTCGCTTCACGCCATCCAACGAGACATGGCGAGGAGCGAAGAGTGCAGACATCCACACACAGGCGGCGACGCGCAGCGTCAGGGGTCAAGAGTGAAAGCGGACACATGCCCGCAGGGGCGGCAGGTCATCAAAGCCTGCTTGATGCCCAGATCACCGAAAGTGGGGTCGGGACGGCTTCCGGTCCGAGCCAGATCGACGCTGCCGCAAGCGTCACACCGCCAACCGCTTGGGTTGTCATTCGCAAATCGGTCTACCCGGCTTTTGTGCTCCTGCGCCTGCGCTTGCGCCTGCTGGGCCTGAAGACGAAGACTGGCGTTCTCTCCCTCCAGCTGAGCAATGCGAGTGCGCAAAAGAGCCAGGTGCTCGCGGAGCACCGCCGCCGATGCGTGCTCGTTGAGCAGCGCCTCCATCTTGTTGAGCAGCGTCTGAAGCATTACGTCTCCCTCCATCTGTGTGGACGGCGCCATCGTAACGGAGCTGCGGCATGAAGCGCTCCACCTACCCGCCCTTCCTGGCCTTCGGCCTGGTGGAAGCCCACAAGCACGACAGCTATCGGCCTGTGGCCACGCTCAAGGTCAGCCGCTACATCCACTTCCGGTGGGAAGCCTACGACTCTCTGATCCGGCAGGCGAAGTGGGAGCTGGAAGCCCTGGGCTTGAGCCAGGAGCAGATCGGTGCGCTGTATTTCGATTGCACGGGAATCGAGGAGATCTACGCCGTCGAGCCCAGGGGCGTGCGGCGCGTGGATGGCGAGCGCGTCGAGGCGTTCCTGGACAGCCACAGCCTTGGCAAGCGCCGTGAAGTGCTGATCCGCCAGCGCCGCCTGGTGCCGGACGAGCTTGACGACATGAAGGCGATCTACGGCCCAGCCCAGGCAGCGGCCCCGGCGGCAGCGCATGCCGAAGGAGTGCCGGCATGAAGCGCCTCACATCACCAGTGGTGACGCTTGTCGGTTCGATAAGTATCGGTCTCGCCGACAAGCAGGCTCGGATTTTCATTGAGCATGTCCCAGGCGATTTCATTGATGTTGAAGGCAAATCCCTCCAACAAGCTACCCATGTTGCTGGTCCGGAAGATCACACCGCTCCCGACAAGACCCTGTACGACGCCATCCTCATAGCGCAGCGTGTTGGCGCGCGTCTGCTTCGCAATGTAGTACCGGAGAATTTGTTTTTCATCTTCGGTGAGTCGACGCAAGCGCTTGGCAAGATTGCGCTTGAACTTCCTCTCGTAAAGGGCTCGACCAATCTTTTTGGCCATCCACTGGCCGGCATAAACCAACAACAGCGCCAGACTGAGCAGAAAGCTGAGGCCAATGACTTGGCGATAGTCTTCTGCAAGGTGCGAAATGCCAAGCTTTTGCGTCCACTCATCCGGGGCGAAGAGCGTGATGCCAAGCACGAGGCTGAGTGCTATCAGGTAGCGTGGAGCGAGCTTGAGAGCCTCAAGGAGATGTTTGGGAAGTTCAGCGAACATCGAGAGATGGTAGCGGAAGGTTGTGCCGCATGAGGGCCTATCTGATCCGCATCACTCCGGCCCAAGGCGCCAGCTACAGCTACACCGGCCTCTACGCCCACAGCGTGGACGCCATCACCCACGCCCTGGACGTTGCCCAGGGCCAGCCGGCGCGCATCAGCGCCAAGGTGCTGGCATGAGCGCGGCCACCAAGTGGCTCGGGGCCGCCTTGCTGGTCCTCGTGATCTGCAGTGGCCAGCTGCTCGACCAGTGGGATGCCTGGCGCGCCGCTGCCGCGAAAGCCGAAGCCGCCCAGCTGGACAACCTCGCCCGCCAAGGCGAGGAAGACTACATCCGCTGGGCACAGGGCGTCTGCGGCCCCGAGACCTGGTGGAAGCAGCGTGCAGACGGTGCACGCGTCTGCACCACCAAGCACGGCCGGCCCACCGGCCAGTTGCTGGCAGGAGCCAACCCATGAAGCTGGCCAACCTCCACAGCTGCGACGACATGGGCATCTGCCTCATGCGCACCCCACCCTGCCGGCAAGAGTGCACCGTAGGCGCACCCCGCGAAATGCTGCCGCGCATTGACTTGGACGATGCGGACCCGGTGCTGCGCGCCGAGGGCTGCATGCGGATGGTCTGGATGGCCGTCTGCTGCGTCATCGGCGTGCTGATGATGTGCGGGGTGCTCACCCTGCTCTGGCGCCATGACGCGGCCTTGCGCGCCGCCCTGGTGAGCGTGTGGGATGCCTTGGTGGCGATGTATTGGGCCAGCCTGGCCAGCATGTACTGAGGAGCCGGTATGCACACGTCTGCACTCCCCCCCCATTCCCCAGCTGCCGCGCCCGAGGCCGACCTCTTCGCGGATGACACCACCCAGCAGCCGATGCGCCTGGAGTTCACCGGCACGCTCAAGGCCGACGCCCAGGTGCGCATGAAGCCCGTGGGCGATGGCGGCCACGTCATGACCGTGCTCTGCCTGGAGGTCGAAGGCGTCGGCCCCGGCCGCCACTGCCTGCGCGCCGAGCAGATCTACCCCGACAGCGCCCGCGCCCAGGCCGAGCAGATGGCCCGCACGCTGCGCAAGGGCCAGCAGGTGCGCCTGGTCACCTCGCCCCTGGATCTGCGCCTGTACCTGCCGCACGTCGAGCGTATCGAGCTCGATGGCCCGGCCCAACCCCACCACCACTGAGACATGGAACAAGTTATCCCACTGGGGCGCATCGAGCGCGAGGCACGTGCTGCCGCCCTGCAATACAGTGACGTGAACGACGCCTGCCCGTATCCGTTCTTCAGCGATGCCGGGCACGCCTTTCAGCAGTTTTTCAAGCTGGCCCGCGCCGAGGCCCAGGCCCTGCAGGAGGTGCTCGACGAGGCCCCCGACGACTCGCCCTTCTGCGAGTGCGGCAACCAGCCCACCATCGAGGAGAGCGACTGGAACAAGTGCGACTCCTGCGGGAAGGCCCTCGCATGACCGCCCTCGCCCTCCTAGCCAGCACGTTCTGCCTGGTGTTCACCCTCGGCCTGCAGAGCCAGCTGGTGAACAACGGCCACCACGTCGGCGCCTTCTTCAACTCCCTGGCCATCGGTGCCTGCAACCTGGTGCTGTTCAAGCTGGCACCCAATGCCACCGGGCTGGAGATCGCCGCCTACCTGCTGGGCGGCCCCTTCGGAATCGTGGCCAGCATGGCCTTCTATCGCTGGCTGCGTGGCCAGCGCCACCACTCCAGAAAGCACCCCGCATGAAACGCGATCTTCCCTGCATGCAGCCCGAGCTGCTCAAACCCCATGAAGTCATCGACCCCGGTGTAGGTAACTGGCGGCTGCTCATGAGCAGCCCCAGCGCCCGTGCAGCCAGCGCTGCCGATCTCGCACCGCCGCCGCCCCGCCCGGGCAGCGAAGACGCCCTGCTCTGCCCCAGCCGCATCGGCAACCACCTGCACTACCGCGGCGGGCGCATCACAGATCTCGCCGGCAACCCCATCACCACCAGAACGGAGTAATCACCATGGAGCATGTACAGACCGAGTTCAAGGCCCTGGCGCTGACCGCCATCGCCCCCAGCCTCACCAACCCGCGCAAGACCTTCAACCCGGACAAGCTGCAGGAGCTGGCCAACAGCATTGCCGCCAGCGGCGTGCACCAGCCCATCCTGGTTCGCCCTCTGCCCGGCAACCGGCATGAAGACACCTTCCGCGATCGCCAGCCCGGCGATCCGCTGCCGACCTTCGAGCTCGTGGCCGGTGAGCGCCGCTATCGCGCCAGCAAGCTGGCCGGCGCCGAAACTATCCCCGCCATCGTACGCGCGCTGACGGACGACCAGGTGCTGGAGATCCAGATCATCGAGAACCTGCAGCGCGACGATCTCACCGCCCTGGAGGAGGCCGAAGGCTACCAGGCACTGTGCGACGCCACCGGCATCGACAAGGAGGAGATCGGCACCAAGATCGGCAAGAGCCGCAGCTACGTCTATGCCCGCCTCAAGCTGCTCGACCTGTGCCAGGACGCACGCACGGCCCTGCGCGAGGGCCAGTTCGACACCAGCAAGGCGCTGCTGATCGCCCGCATCCCCGACGAGAAGCTGCAGCTCAAAGCGCTCAAGGCCTTCACCGAGAAGGGCTACGACGACGAGCCGCGGCTGAGCTACCGCGCCGCCAAGCAGTGGGTGAGCCAGAACGTGATGCTGCGCCTGGAGCATGCCGTGTTCGATATCAAGGACGCCAAGCTCTGCGGCGACAAGCCGGCCTGCGCCGACTGCCAGCTGCGCACCGGCGCGAACCCCGATCTGTTCAGCGACGTGGACAGTCCGGACGTCTGCACGGACCCGCCCTGCTTCCACGCCAAGGAGCAGGCCCACCACGACCAGGTGGTGGCCAAGGCGCGCAAGAGCGGCATGGAGGTCATCGAGGGCGAAGAGGCCGAGAAGCTGATGCCCAGCCGCCACTACATCGACGACTACACCAAGGTCGAGCAGCACGTGCACGATCCGCGCACCGGCGGCCAGACGCCTCTGCACATGCTGCTGGACGAGCTGCTGCCCAAGGCTGAGGTGAAGGCCGCCACCAAGCTGATCATCTGCCCGCACACGCATGCGGCCATCAAGGTCGTGCCCGACGAGGTGGTGGAGAAGGTCAACGACCTGCTCGATAAAGCGGCTGCCAAGAGCAAGACGGCCAGCAAGGAAGACAAGGCACGGGCCAAGGAGCGCCTGCAGGAGGATGAAGACCGCAAGCGCCACGAGCTGCAGAAGAAATACGAGAAGGAGTGGCGCACCCGCCTGATGGACCAGCTCAAGCCCGCGCTGCTGGCCGGCGCTGTGCAGGCCTTCGAGCCGGCCGTGCTGCGCGCCATCTTTCACAGCATCACGGACGACGCCTACTATGGCGACGAAGCCGCGCTCATCACCGCACTGGATTTGCCTGATGGCGAATCCATCGACGAAGAAGACATCGAGGGCCGCATCGACAACCTCCCCGCCGAAGAACTCGGCCCGCGCATCTGCATCTTCCTGGCGGCCCGCGATGCCAGTGCCCGGGAAATCTGGAACGGCGACAAGCGCGTCATCGACGAAGCTCCCACGCTGGCCAGCCTGGCCACCAGCGCCGGCATCGACGCCACTGCCATCCAGGCCGAAGTGCAGGACGAAATGCGCGCCGAGCTCGAACCCCCGGCTGCGCGCGCAACCGCCGATTCTGCAGCGAAGCCGAAGAAGGCCAAGGCTACCAAGCCCGCCAAGCCCAGCAAGATGTCTGCAGAGCAAGCCCAGCAAGGCATCGCTGCCGCGATGCAGGGCATTGAAGCCGCGTCCTCCGGCGCGGCTGGTGGCGATGTTGACGAGGAGATCGACGAGGGGGCCGAGGCATGAGCCGCAGTCACAAGCCACGCAAGGCCTACCGCCCGCGCCTGATCGCCGTCAACACGCTGGAGATCGCCCTACACCGCGCCGCTAAGCCGGCGCCGGCCGACCGGGCTGAGGTGCTGAACATCCTGCGCCTGGCAGCCAAGGCGCTGCGCGAAGGCGTGGCCACTGAGCTGCAGTGGTCCATCGTCGCCGGCGGCGTGGACGTCGCCAAGGCCATCGAGCGCCAAGGCATCGTGCGCGGCCTGGCAGAGCACCTGGCCAGCGCCGAGGCCTCCCTGCAGGCTATCTACGACCGCGCTATGGCAACCGGCACCTGGAAGCCCACCGCCCTGCACTACTACGAGCTCGACGCGGTGCAGACGTTTGTGGATCTGCACGTCTTCCAGGTCAACCAGCTCGGCCGCGCCGAGTTCCTGGCCGCCATCGATCACGCCACCAGCCAGGTGCGGGCCAATGGCAACAAGGTCACCCTGATCAGGGGAGAACTGCAGGGAGTAGCAGCATGACCTTTCCCGCGGATCTGGCTAAGCTGTATGTCGAGCAAGCTGGCCAACCCTACCTGCCCAGCAACGGCACCGAGGGTGAGATCTTCTGGTCTGAATGGTGTCGCAAGTGCTCGAAGGACAAGGCCATGCGCGAGGGCGAGGACCTCGACGACTGCGACGACACCGAGATCTGCCAGATCCTGGGCGCATCGTTTCGCGGCGAAGTGAAGGAGTGGGTGTACGGCGCCGACGGTCAGCCCATGTGCACGGCCTTCCATGAATTCGGCACGCCTGAGCCCTATCGCTGCCCCAACACCCCCGATATGTTCGGAGAGTTCGCATGAACACCGCATTTCTGCTTATGGCGCAATACAACGCCCAGGCCGTCATTCCGGTCGAGAAGGTTGTCAAGGACTACTTCCCACACCTCAGCACCGACAAGTTTCTGCGCAAGGTGGCCACAGGTGAGATCAAGATCCCGCTCACGCGCATCGAGGGCGGTTCACAGAAGGCCGCCAAGGGCGTGCACTTGACAGACCTGGCCAGCTACATCGATGATCGACGCGCTGCAGCGGTCAAGGAGGCTCGACAGCTCGCAGGCCTTCCACAGACCTAG